ATCTGCATCTTTCATTCCAGACTTACTTATGTTCTCTGCCTGTGTAAGCTCAATTCTTACATTTTCAAATAGAGTACCGAAATAATATTCAGTTTCTAAAGTGTCGTTGTAATGCCTGTTATATAAAACCACGGCATCTTTATATCCGATTCCCATAAGCTAAACTCCCATGTACAAAAGGTTTTCATTCCTTGAATCAACCATTCCTGTTAGGTAATTTGATGCAATATCGTAGCACTTTCTATTAAGTGCTATTTCTGATTTTGCAAGCTCTACAAATGTAGAAGAAGATGCTCCGGCATCATAAGATACTGATTCACTTCCAGAAGTCATGCTCTTAATCATTTTCCCTTTTACAGTTCCGTCCGCATTTGCAATAACACCAAAGTTATTAACTGCCGCGGAGTACTCAGATACATTCTTTAGCAATTCGGCTATTTCGCAGGTGCAATCTTTGATATTATCCCACCATGCATCTTCCGATTCTGGCTTAGGATAAAACACAATCCTGTTTGATGTGATCGCATTGATTCTTCTTTCTGCTTTTTTTTCATATGGAGCAAAGTCTTTTTCGCTTTCAAACAAACTCCCACCATATTTCGTTTGGTAATATTCAAAATCTACATATGACATTGCTCCACACTCCTTATTGCTGTGATAAGATTTCGCTGATAATATCAGCTTTCTTTGTTGCGGTCAGTGAATACCCTTTACTCTCTGCCAGTGCCTTAATTTCTGCAACTGTAAGAGAGTTTAAGTATTCTTCCGTGAGTTCCCCACTAGCATTTACCGCCTGTGTAGTGGGAACTATTCCCCCGGTGTGATCGAAACGTTAGCTACTGCATCAATGTACTCTGCAAAAAGTACAAATCCTAACAGTGCATAAGTTACGCTGGTTGCACAATCGTAATCGCCTTTTACCTTAAATCCGATAAGATTTGTTTCTCCGCTGACAGTGTAAGAAAGACCGGCTTTCTCAAAACCTCCGTCAGATGGATCTACATAATAAGCAACGATGTTGTTTACAGGTGTTGCCAGAATTTTTCCTGCTGGGATTTCGTTGTCAGAGCAAAGGAACATAATGTCTGCTCCGAGGAATCCCTTGATATAGGTAAGTCCAAAGGCTGTCTGCAAAGTAATGTTTGAATCTCCAAGATAATCATAGAAATCCATGATATTTGCAAACACTGCAACTCCTGTAGCAGTTTTGTGCATTGACTTGAACTTATTCTTGACAGATCCAATAGCTTTAGCTACCGCCATCTGGAATGTTTTTGCAGTGTTTGTAAGTGTACCAGTTTTCAGATAGTTGTAGAATTTTGTTGTAATTCCATCCTGCAGGTCTGTCTGGAACTCTTCATCTGTCATTTCACAAGCTACTTCATATCCATGATCATTGATAGCTTCGATAGAAACTTCTTTTGCATATTTTTCAAGAGTAATCTCTGAATAAGGTTTATCTTTTACCTCGTAATGTGTTCTTGGAATCACATCACCTTCTGCTACAGTTCCGCTCTCTAACGTTCCCTCTGCATATTTGCTTTTAAGAATAGTTCCGGGCTGTTTCCTAATTGCTCTTGAAATTCCAAGAATTTCTCTTAAAGCTTCCCAGTTTCTTTCAAAAGATGTAACAAAATCAATTTCCCTTGCCTTTACATCAATGTCTCCTGTTGTAATCAGTCCTGCGTTTGCTGCAAAGAACTGCAAATTTGTGTTCATCGTTAATCTGTTTTTGTTCATATAAAACTCCTTTACTGTTGGAATAAAGAAATGTTTTCGGCAATTGCTTTCTGACGTTCTGATCTATCTTTGATAGATAAAATGCTCTCTCTTGTTGCATGCTTATCACCACCGGGATCATTTTCATTCGGTTTTGTAAAATGCGCCGGCGGATTCTGCTTATTTACAAATGCATTTGCATCTGTCTTTTTAGCTTCCTCAATAAGATCACTGAACCCTATCAGCTTTCCATTTCTCACGCTTACGCCTTTGGAAATGTCTTCCATAATGGCTTTCTTTGCAGATTCAGAAGTAAACTCGATTTCCGCAAATGCTTCTTTCAAAAGTTCATTCTTCTCATGCTCTGCGATTTTGGCTTCGTAATCTTTTTTGGAATCCTCTGCCTGTCTTTTCCAGTCATCACGCTCTCTTAAAATGTCTTCCGGACTTTTTCCATCCAACCCTTCAAGCATCCTCTCTGCTGATTCTGCCCGGGTTTTCCACTGTTCGGATTCTGATGAAGCTTTTTTAACTTTGTCTTCCATTTCTTCTTTGGAATACAGTTCTTCACCCATACTCTTTTTAAGAGATTCTTTCTGTTCGTCTGAAACTTCAATTCCGAGTTTCTTTAATTCGTTTGCTACGTTTACCATGTTTCTACCTCCTTCTTTCCAAGTTGTTACTCCGGTCAGTCCGGCACGAATGAGTTGCTATTTACTCCATAGCTGGCAATTGGGAATGAAGGAATCGAACCCTCGACAACCCGGATATAAGCCGTGTCTTCTTCCACTGAATTAATTCTCAAAAATAAAAAAAGCACGCCCAAAATAGGACGTGCCATGCATCATCCCATAACTATTCTAGGTTAGCGAACAGAATCCCTTTTTCTGTCCGGTACTTTTAATATTCTTTTCAATATATATTTTAACCTATTTTAAACAACTTTTTGTACCATTTTAAAAAGGGCAGATTGCTCCACCCCTCTTTGCTATTTCCCACCGAAATACCTTCTAAGTACTTCTTTTTCTTCTTCCACAATGCAATCCTTTCTTAATCTGTTGCACTGGTCGTATATATACTTTCCGTACTCTTCTAATTTGGCTATCATTGCATTTTTATTTTCCAATGTAGGATTTTTAATGTATTCTTTTTTAAGTCCTATATAGTCCTCATACTGCTTTATAACATCCATTTTCAATTACCCCATTTAAAATATCATCTGCTATGCCAACGACTTCTTTTCCATAAAGAGACAGAAAATCCGCTACGATTTCTTCTACATCTATTGGAATGTGGCAGTCATATGAAAATGAAGCGCAGTGTACCAACTCATGAGATAGAACTCGCTCTAACAGACTTCCGCTTAATGAATTTGACAAATAAACCTTTCGTGTGTTCCAATCTGTAACACCAAGTGTAATTGTTCCATCTGAACGCATCAAGCATTCACTATTAGGATTTACATATAAAATATTCCATTCAACATCATTGATTTTAAACACTGCGCTCACCTCTTAGATTTTCTGTAACATCATCTGTAATTCATTTCTCCACATCTGCTTTTCTTCCGGGGCTGCATCTGATGTCATTTCAGTAATATCCATCTGCATATCTCGCAAATAATCTTTTCTTGCTTTTGCACGCTCTTTTTTATCTTCCTCTGAATTGCCATGATGGTTTTCTCTGGTCTCCATATAAGTACGTCTGGAAATACCGGCTTTTCCCTCTCTGGAATCCCTCTGATATGATCTATCTCCCATCATTCCTGTATCTGTATACATCCTTTTCAGGTCTTTCTTATCCATGTCTCTCATGTGCTCTGCATCTTCGTAATCATCCGGGTACATGTGATAATATGGTGGCTCATCATATCCTCTTCGTTTTCCTTTGCCCTTAGGTGCGAATCTTCCATTAGCATAACGATACTGATCATAATATCTTCGGTCATCCTCATACTCTAAAAGCTTTTCCATGATATCTGCTTCGTCCGCTTCGTTCATTGCCTTAGTAATTGTGGCATAATACTCTGCTTCTGACAGATCCTTTATCATGTCGATCACTTCTCCCATTTCTTCTGTATTGACATTCTCAATCCCTTTTTCAATCTCACATAAGGATTTTTCAGCAAGGCATTCAAGCATTTTATGAATTCTTTCAATATGCATATACTAAGCCTCCCTTACTACAATTAAATTACTGTTCTGAACCTCGATAGTCTGTCCGGATGTATTCTGAACCGCTATTGCGCTGCAGCATCCACAAGGAACATCTACATAAACCTGTGCAGATACATTGAATAAGTTTTCTACTGCCGCAGGTGTTACGATCATTCTTGTAGACTGTAAAGGTTCTCCGTCAATTGCGATTGCAAGAGAAATAGCTTCCACCGTTCCACCGGTTGGGATCTGGATATTTCCGCTATAAGATACAAGAAATCTTGCTTTGCACTGGTTTGTGATTCCTCTTAATTTAACGACTCCGCTTCCCTGTCTGTGAACGATACATTTTGTTCCGCAAACCGGTGTCTCAGTAAATGCGACATCTTCTCCTTGCAGGACAGTCTGTAAAGCATTGGCTGTAAATTCTGACATAATATTTTCCTCTCTTTCAAAAATATAAGGGCAAACATTGAAGTCTGCCCTTTGTGTTTAAGTAATACTGCTATGCAGACATAATCTTGTCGATTAAGATACTTTAATTATTCAGTTGTCTAACATCCGCATCCAGTATTGCAACCACATCCATACGGAATGTATGTGTTCGGGTTTGGCACCTGGTATGCTGGGATTGGCGATGGATTAACAGCACTGATAATATGATTTGTCTGTGCTGTCATAGCGGTAGTCAGAAGTGCGTTCTGTCTATCCTGTGATGCTGCAAGTCTCAAATCATTATTTTCTGCCTGCAACGTTGCGATCTTATCCTGGCATAAGTAGTCAAGTATCGCTCTTGTTCCGGCATTCTGGCTGTCGATAATATCTCTCGTGTTGTTGTTCATGGTGTTCTGTAATGCGCAAGTGTTCTGCGCCATGTTGAAGTTTACACCCTGGATAGCTTCACGAGTTTCGCAGCAACAATTTGCAAGCTGAGACTGAATAGCATTTGCATTCTGCATTCCTGCTACTGTGTCCGCATTAATTGCCTGCTGAATGGTGTTAAATCCTGTCAGCATTCCGTTGTTTACTGCATAAAAGCCATCACAAAGACCATTTGTAATGCCATCAAGTTTACTTATGACTGCTGAATTGTCAAATCCTCTCTGGATATCAGCCTGTGTAGCCGCAGTTGCGGTATAACCGCCACCACCATTACCACCGAATCCATAACCGCCCCATCCACCGAATAAGGCAAAGAGGATAATGAGAACCCACCAACCACCATCGCCCCATGCACCATCATTACGGTTTC